AACAATGGTAGAACTATTTAAAGAACCAGTCTGAGAGCCACTTGTAAACGAATAACCAATTTTAAATGATTGACCAGCTGTAGTGCTTCCAATGCCACCTGAGCTTGTATTTTGCGCTCTAATTCGTCCAGTATTGTTGAAAGTTGCAACTGAATAAGTGTCAGTCGTGCCGTCAGAAATGCTAGCAAACTGACGAGTAGTAGTGTCAGGTTTTTCAATAGTTTGGACAAATAATGTACCCTCACTCTGGTTGTACCAACTGCTAAAGTTTGCTCCTGTCATTACAGCATTATCAGCCGCACGAGTAACTTGGCTTGCTACTGTTGGGATGTATGAGGTGGCAAAAGCTCCTGCTTCTAGTTGAGCACCCCAGACGTAGATGCCAGATGTGCCGTCGCCTGTGTAGGCAACATAAGACCCTGTGCTGGATGCTGCAAAGTTCACTCCAGTTGAAGCAGTAGCAGTGGCAGTGGCTGAAACAGAGCATCTATACCATCCGTTGCCAACACTCTGGATGCTTCCAGTCCCTGAGACAGTACTAGCGACAGCGCCTGATATAAGTTCAAACGTAACTCGTGCTGGATATGTTCCTGTATTTCCTGCTGTAAGTGTTACATATTGGTACTCACCAGCCTTGGCAAATATCGACATTGTGTATGCAGTGCCGGAAGTAAAAGAAAAAGCTCGAAAAAAAGTATGAAGATTGTTGGTTGCGTCTGCTACTAATTTATCAGCATCCAAAGTGCCATCAGGCGACACAATCGTATTAGCTGTAATTGTTGAATTGCTTTTTGTCCAAACCGCATTATCAAATTCTTCAGAGTAAGTCAGCAAATTCGTCCGACTCTCCTCAATCAGCAAGCCTAGTGGAGCAAGCGTCGCAGGGTTGTAGTCAAACCTAGCTGCTCCGCTAGTAGATGATGTTGTTGGAATGTAGGTAGTAGCGGTAGAGCCTGTTTCTAGTTGAGCGCCCCAGATGTAGATGCCTGAAGTCCATCGCCTGTGTAAGTCTGCCCATTGTCTGCGTTAGCAAGAAGTATTCGAGCAGAGCCAGAAGCTGTTGCTGCTGTTGTGGCTGTAATTGAACAGCGATACCAACCATTACCAACGGATGTAGCAGTTGCAGTAACCCCTGCTGTTGAGACTCCTATGGCTCCTGTTGAAAGATTAAAGTACGCTCCAAAAGTAGTCGCGCTATCAATCATAGTCAGTCGTGCCCATGTGCGTTCACCTGCTTTTAAGTAAACAGAAAAAGTGTTCGCAGCAGCCGTAAATGTCACTGTACTGTTTCTTGAAACAAAGTGCGTTGTAGTCGTAGCAGTGGTTTCAACCAGCTTATCAGCATCCATTGTTCCATCGGGTGAAACAATAGCGTCGGCGGTAATAGTTGCATTTGATTTTGACCAAGCCGCATTGTCAAACTGCTCTGAGTAAGTAAGTAAGTTAAAGCCTGTGGTAGTCAACACACCAGAACTATTAAAGTATGTGGCTGTAGATGCTCTAGTAAATGTAATACGAGGGTCTAATGAGGCTCCATTTGTGAAGTCCATAACCATAGAAGCATCACCAAAACCAGCATATCCGTAAGGAATGTATCCAGTGGCGTTTACTTGCCAAGCATCTGAAGCAGAGTTATCTACATAAACAGGGACATACTCAGCAAAAGGACGCATTGTTGATGTCTTTACAACAGAAACAACATCAACATATCCATCATTAGCATAAGAATTTTCAGAGCCACCCTGTGCTAATTTCACAGGAATATAGTCTGCCCAACGCTTCAAACCTGTTATATCAGTTAAGAATACAACAGCCATCTGTTGTTGACCATTGGAAGCATAGGTGGATAAAAACGTGCGAGGTATCATTGCTTGTTCTCCATCTGCAACTCAACAATCTTAGACTTATTGTTAATATCAGCTTCTTTAAGCATCAATTCAGCAATCTTAACTCGTTTATCAAACTCATTACTTTCACCTCCAGTTGGGAGATTTTTAGTAGTTGAGGCAATAATCTTGGCTTGCATCTCTTGAGGCATTAACTGCGTCTCAGTCATCAATTTAGCCGCTTCAGCACGATTTTGCTCTGCTTGGGTAGTCTGTACAGCAATCTGAGCTTGAGCCGCTTGTAGAGCCAACTGTTGCTGTGCTTGTTGCATCTGCTGTGCTTGTGGATCAGGTTTAGCCATGTCATCCAACATCTGAATCAACTCATATCTGTTAGACAGAGATGAATTAGCCATGATTCCCTTCAGAATCACAGGCAAAACAGGTGTATTTGGGCCAAGAGTCTGCAATAGAGAGATGAACTGTTGTTGTTCATGCTCACGAGCAATAATACCCAAAGCGGCAGTCGGAATGAACTTCATGTCCACAGTAGGATAACGCTCAGGGTCAAACTGCATATAGCGGAAGGCAGCCTTATTGATGAACGGAATCAAGAAATCCTCTTGGAAGTTCACCAATGTACGCTTGTACTTCTTGATAATCGAAGCCACAGCCATCGAAATACCACCTTGGTTGGCATCTCGTGATACAGAAGACACCATTCCTTGAGAATCTAGCGTACCAGTAGCTTGCAGAAGCATTCTCTCGAACTCTTTAGCAGTCGTAATGTTGCCAGAATCGGTATTACCGAACTTGAATGGGAACAAAATCTCAGCAGGATTGCCGTTTGTCAGGATTGCTTTGCCTGGCTTAACCTCAAACTTAGCACCTCGTGGCAAACGAGTGGCATCCATTGCAATCATGGGGCTAGTAGTCAACGCCAAAGAGTCCAAATGTGAACGAATCTGTGCGTCAATAGCCTTTTGAGAGTTATAAGCCTTCTCAATCGTACCCCTGCCCAACAGTCGATTAGGAACTGTATCGTCTTGATAAGCCAGAATTGGCCTATCTTTCATCATGTAAGGGTTCTTCTCTGCTTTTAACAGAACACCATCGTTGGCAATAACAACAATAGCCTCTACCAGATCGGAATACTCATCTTGTACAGAGTCTTCAGGGAACAAGTCAACGAGTTCATTCTCGTTTTCCAGTTGTTCAATGTACTCTCTAGGGACTAAGCCATAGTAAGTTAAGAGCTTAACCTTGTCATCTTGATACTGGCTAACCTCTTGAGTAGGCTCTAAGTCTGTATCTTCACCATCAGTCGTGATCTCTACCTTGCGATAGATACCTTCTTCCTGACCTTTAACAATCTTGTGGATAGATACATACTTCTCAATAGCCACACCCATACAGTCTTCAATTGAAGTGCCATTAGGGTCAAACAAGAAGTTCTTAGGGTTAACAGGAACAATCTTGACTGCAATGCGGTCTTTCTCAATCACGCCAATAGCGGCTTGACCGACTTGACCAGGGATTGCTTGTGTCGCAGGGACGTAAATCTTCTCTGTTTTGACAATGACTTCACCGATACCAGTACCATAGATTTCTGCCATCAACTCAATCTGGTCAATGGACTTACGAATCTTGTCAATCTTGAAGTCTTCCATCAGTTGAGCCTTGATAGCGGCTACATCCAATGGATTGTTGTTTACATCACGAATATCGTCTTGAATGTCAAAGAACTCACCTTGACCAAAGATAGCCTCAATGATCTCTGCATGACGGGTTTCTACTGCTTGTTGGGTAGCAGGGGTAACAATACGAGAACGCTCAGAATCACGAGTCTTGTCTTCAGCAGCCCACTCACCAGTAAAGATGCGTTCGTACTCCAGCCAATCTTCTAAATAGTTGGTGTTGCGGTAGTCTCGCCAGCGATCACAATGGTTTACAACGAATGCTGTAAGTTCTTTATCTGATTCTGTTGGCTCTTGAAATTCCATGCTCATATCCCCGAAATAATGTCTAGCGGCTGCCAATCATCGGTATCGTCTTCCTCAAAGTATGAAGTAACGGCGAGCTGGTCAATATAGCTAAGAGCGTCTGGCAAGTCGTCATGTACGCCCTGAGCGGGAAACATTAGAAGTTGGTCAACAAATTCATCCCAATTCTCTTCTGAATTGAGCGTGATTCTGCCATGTTCGAACCTTCCTTGCAATGCCCAGATAATTCTATCCGCTTTTTTCCTGTTTCCATGCGTTAAATCAATGATATGAGCATAGATGTTACTCTTTCTCATTAAGTCACTCAAGTAGGGCAAAACAGCGTTTTTAAGCGCACCACGCTCAATCCCAATGTTTAGCGGTCTGTAATCCCTAATCGCCATCAAGATGTTCACAGCAGTCGTTCGAATATCCCATCTCCCATGGATAATCTTCTCAACAAACCACTTACCATCCTCTGTTACATAAACAATACAGATAGCAGACTCATCCAACCGCTTCTTAGCATTACCTGCTTGTTTCGCTACTTCCTCAAACCCTGCTAGGTCAACAGAGATGAAGTAAGACCCCTTATTA